TCCTATAGAGGCCGGTTCGGATCAGCCGGAAGAGATCATATTACTCGAAAAAGACGGCCTATATAACCATGTAAATAAGACTGTCGCCGGTCATCTCATTGAAATAGATGATACAATCGATAATAACCGGTTAAAGGTAACGCATAAGTCCGGGAGTACGTTAGAGATTAACCATGCAGGCGACATACACATTAATAGTATTACTGATGTTATAACATTAGATGGAAATACTAGCATCACAGGGACGCTCTCTGTGACTGAAGCCGTAACGTTTGATAAGACCCTCGTAGCCACAGACAGCATAACCGGTAAGGGCATTGTACTAGATACTCATACACATACAGGTTCAGCCACAGCGCCTACAGGAGTTCAGGTTGATACAGGCAAACCGGTCGCAGCAGAAGAAGATGAGTAATGTACGGGTAGCTGAAATGCAGGGGAGTGGAATAGGGCCCTGGGCCTGGCTGCTGCTGTCGCTCAGTTATATTCGAATCATTCCGGGTTTTTACCCTAGAAAAAAAATCTCCCCGGGAAAATTAGCCCCCAGGGTTGATTCATATTATACCATATATTAGACACAAAGTACATAGAAAGAGTTATAAATACTATTATGAGTTTACAATCAGATAAGACAGCCAGCAGCAGAACGAACCCTAAGAGAAGTGCTCGTGTTGCAAGAAGAAAAGGTTGGGCAGACCTAGACCTTTCTCTTAAATTGCATCCTCATAGAAAGGATATCATGTCTTTAAAGGATGATGCTGCAGTTAAAAATGCCGTACGTAACCTATTAATAAGTAACTTCTATGAACGTCCTTTCCAGCCCACTCTCGCTGCAAATTTACGTGGATTGCTATTTGAGCCTGCCGATGCAATTACTCGAATCGCTCTCAAAGAGGGTGTAAGAAATGTATTAGTAAATCATGAGCCTCGTGTTCGTGTAGATAATGTTCAGATAGTGGACCTATCAGAAAGAAATGCATATAGAATCAATGTCATTTTTAACATCAAAGAATATGATACGAAAGAAGAAGTAGAAATCGTATTACAAAGAATAAGATAAGGTAAGTATTATGGCGAGTTCCAATTTAAAAACAACCGAATTAGATTTTGATCAGATCAAACTGAATCTCAAAAACTATTTAAAACAACAAACAGAATTTAACGATTATGATTTCGATGGTTCGGGTCTTTCCGTTCTATTAGATGTACTTGCTTATAATACACATTATAATGCGATGACTGCCCATTTGGCACTGAATGAAGCGTTTCTGGATTCTGCACAGATAAGAGGCAATGTAGTAACACGCGCGAAGATGCTCGGTTATATACCTCGTTCGACGCTTTCCGCTCGAGCCACTGTGAATATTGTTGTCAACGTTTCATCTGAGGTCGGTACAATACCAACCACCCTGACACTCCCTCGTGGTACTAAATGTACTTCGCTGGTAGACGGTGAAGAATTTACGTTCGTCGTCCTCAACACTGTTGTCGCGACTCTGGTTACGAATGGAGCCTCAAAGACCTATACGTTCCCTGCAGTTGAAATTGCAGAAGGCATCTATAAGACAATGAAGTTTAGGGTCGATAACGATTTAACCAATCAGAAATTTCAGATCGGTGATAAAGATGTCGATACATCCACACTCAGAGTAAGAGTACAGGCAAATGAAGAATCAACAGGATTTGACATCTATACAAAATTCGCTTCTCTCTTAACTGCCAAATCAGATACAAAGATCTATCATCTACAAGAAAACTCCAACGAATATTATGAAATATATTTCGGTGACGGAGTCATTGGTTTTAAACCTTCGAACAATAACATTATTACTTTAGATTACATCTATTCAAATGGCGATGAGGCAAATGGTGCGAAAGTATTTACTGTTGCAGATACCGTCGGTGGATATTCAAATGTAACTGCAACACTCGTAACTGCCGCAGCAGGTGGATCCGAGGCAGAAACAATGGAATCAATACGATACAATGCACCTCTTACATTTACATCTCAGAAACGTGCAGTTACCTCAGACGATTATCGTTCTATTATATTGGGTGAATTCTCTAATATATCCGCGATCAGTACTTGGGGCGGAGAAGATAATGATCCACCAGATTATGGTAAAATCTTTATCTGTATTAAACCTGTATCGGCAGATGTATTAACGATTGCAGAAAAATCAGATATTACTACAAACATATTAAAGGGTAAAAACGTTGTCAGCATAACACCTGAAATTGTAAACCCTAACTTCACATACTTAGAACTTGATGTGGCATTTAAATATAATCCGAACCTTACAGATAGAACTTCTGTAGAGCTCACCTCTGTTGTAAGAGATACAATAGATGATTTCAGTTTAAATGATCTAAACAAATTCGATGGTGTATTCAGGCATTCATCTCTCTTAAAAGATATTGATAAAGCCGATCCTGCTATTTTGAATAGTACTGTTCGTCCCTTTATATTCCAAAACATTACACCAACAACAACAAAGAATAATCATAGCCTTGTTTTTACTGGTTCATTCTTTGTTCCAACAGGAACCACAAAGAGTTGCATATCAAGTACATCGTTCCTTATAGGTGGAGAAAAGCATTACTTCGGAGATGAAGCAATTGCAGCGTCAACGAAAAGAAATGTATATGTCTTTAAGCTTGTATCAGGTGTAGAAGTAAAGGCAGTTCCAGATGCAGGTGAAGTTGATCCAACACTTGGTAAGATAACACTTAACAACTTTAAACCAGATAGCACTGCATCTATTCGAATTACTGTATTACCAAACTCATTGGATATTGCACCAAAAAGAGATCAGCTACTTTCAATTGATTCTACTCGAGTTGTTATAACTCCTGAAGAAGATACAATTGCAGTATCAGGTTCTTCAGGTACAATTGATTACAAAACAACTGCAAGATTTAGGACTAGCTAAGTATGTCAGGATATGGTTCAAACGCAAACTCTCCTGGATATATTGAATCCGTAGGATCGACTAAGCGTAAAACAAAAGAAGATATACGTATCGATCAATTGATACCTTCTGAAATTCTAGAGAAATCATCTGGAATTAAAACGATGCTTGAATTCTATTACAAGTATCAGAACATGAAAGAGTTTATATATCAGGAAACTGAAACTCATGTAGATGTTATATCGAGTGGTAAAGCCACCTTTAGAATCTTAGATCCAGAAAATTCAAACGATCATTTCTATGCAGATGCTCAAGGTGGTAACTCAACTTTAAAGATTACAAACGTAGATGGTACAATCACAACGATTTCATTATCATCAACAAATGTAACAATATCAAATGGTAATGAATTACCAGGTTCTCTCGCGACAAGTACTGCAAAGCTTGGTAAGACTTTTAGTGTAAACGGATTATCTTCGTATAATGCATTAAGTGCCTCGCTGACAACAATCGTTAAATACTGGGTCGGTCCTGGTCCATCATATGTTATTAATGCCATCGAAGAGGCAATGAACATTGATGAGAACGCAGACGAATACTTGCAATTAATGCAGAAAGAAATCGCTGCTTCATTACCTCGAGACATTACAGTTGATAAGAGAAACCTATATAAAACGATCACAGACTTCTATAAAATTAAAGGAGCTCAAGACTCTGTAGAAGTATTCTTTAGATTATTATTTAATGATGAAGTTGAAGTCATCTATCCATGGGATTCCACACTGAAACCAAGTGATGGTACATGGGATGCAGGAACTTCAAGTTATTTAGATCGTAAAGGAAAAATATCAGAGAAAAGTATAAGAGTTCAAGACTCTCATTACTGGCAAAAATTCTCTTATCTAATAAGAACAGGCCAAAATTTATCCAAATGGAATTCTTCTTTTGAGAAGCTCGTACATCCTGCTGGGTTTAAATTCTTTGGTGAGATCCTCATATTAATTGGATTGACACGTGCAGCGTTAGGAGATAGTCAGAGAGTATCAGGTAGCGCAACTAACGGAACAGGCCAATTATTCTCAGATGTATACTCACGTATAAATCGATTCACATTAAGCTCAATGCCTGGTTTACAACCTGGTACAATTGGTGCAGAAGATGTTCCAGTATTAGTGGAAGCTTTCGTAGCTACCTTCTCACCAAACGTTGAAGCAAGAATTCATCGTTCTAGCACTTTAAGTGTAGCCACTAAACAAGGTGGTGTAACAGCAATTGGGGTAACAGCAGGTGGATCTGGTTATACAGTTGCACCAAACAAGATAGATATCGTAGATCAAGACGGATATACTACTGCGACAGCCACGGCTGCAATAAGTAGTGGTGCTGTTTCTGCAATAACAATGGTAACTTCAGGTGAAAACTATGGTGTGCCAGGTGTTATAACAGTTACTCTTGGATTTGTAGCTTGGGCCTCAGGTGCAACATATGCAGCTAATGCTATTATAAAACATGGTGTAAATTTGTACACAGTAAGCACAGCAGGTACAGTATCAAGCTCAGCACCAACCCACACATCAGGTAATGTTACAGATGGAACAGCAGTATTAACATTTAATTCAGTTGCAGGTACAGGAGCAGCAGCTTCAGTTACTACAGTTTCTAATCATATGATTAAAGCAATTACAACTGTTGACAAAGGATATGGCTATTCATCTGCACCATCAATAACAATAAGTGGAACTGGTGCCTCTGCGACGGCATCAACTACGATAGACGCTCAAGGTCAAATAGAGACTATCACTATCACTAACGAAGGTTTAAACTATACACAAGCAAACGCAATTGCTTCAGCAAATCCCAATCTAGGTAAAATCCAAAACATTTATCTAAGTAACTTAGGTGATAAACTATATAAGACTGCACCAACATTAGTCATAGGTGCACCAACAGCTACAGACCAAGAAGGAGTATTACTCTCTTCAAATGTAAATGCAGCTGCGATTATTACTTTGGATGCTGAAGGCGAAATATCTGGATTCACAGTTACAAATGTTGGTAGTGGATATGTAAAAGCTCCAAATATTAAGATTGGTTCTCCAGCTTCAAGCGAAACAAGAGGCAGAGATCTTAAACCTATTATCAGATTAGAATTAAATCACACGAACGTTGACCCAACAATTGGTAGCCACTTAAATCCATTGCAAACTAACGGATCGATAATGACTTCAACCGGAACAGCGGTTAAGAAATTACCTGCAGAATATATCTTAGTAAGAAATCCTGCATTTAAAGCACAACAACAGAATTCCTACTTCGGTAGAAAAGGAGACGATTGGTATCAGTCTAAAAAGTTTAGAGATAATGTACCAATGAGAGAATATAAAAATAATTTGATCTCAAACGTCTCTGAAACTGTTATAAATAAATATAACATAATGAGTAATGTAACTCAATCATAGGATAGAACAATGACGGCAATCGTAACATCACAATTCAGGGTAACAAACGCTGAAAACTTTAAAGAAGACATACAAGCAGCAGGTACGGAAGTATACGTTGGTATCGGAAAATCCGATGTATGGTCACTCACAACATCTGATACTTCAGACACAACCGCTTTTACACCATACGATAATATCGATAACGTAAACGAAGCATACCAAAATTTATTAGGTATGAAAGCTCTTACAGCTTCGGATGTTTCTCATATTGTACCAAGATATACTTGGACATCAGGCAGTTCTTATATTGCATGGGACTCAGACGATCAAACAATATATGACAAATCTTTTTATGTTGTCACATCAGAATTTAAAGTATATAAATGTACAGTAGCAGGTGGTGGTGTTTCTACTATTCAACCTACTCAAACATTGACTCAACCTCAAGCAGAATCAGATGGGTTTTCATGGAAATACATGTACACTATCGCAGTAGAAGATTCAGAGAAATTCTTAACAACTTCATACATGCCGGTGAAGACAGTTTCTTTAGCTTATAACAATGATGCTGCTGCAGAAGCTGCATTATCAGAGGGTGATTACGCACAATACTTAAACCAAAAAGCTTCAAGAGATGATGTTAAAGCTGCAGGTATTGAAAGAATAGAAGTTACTGCTGGTGGAACAGGTTATTCATCTGCACCAACTATAACAATTACAGGTGACGGAACAGGTGCTACAGCAAACGCAACCGTTTCAGGTGGAGCTGTTACTGCAATCACTGTCACAGCCAAAGGAACTAATTATACCGTTGCTCGTATTGCAATTACAGGTGGATCTGGTTCAAGTGGTACTGCTAGAGGAGTTATAGCTCCTGCTCTTGGTCATGGTAACGATCCAGTCAACGAATTAGGCGGATTCTATGTTGCGGTCAATACATTATTAACTGGTTCACAATCCGGTGATCTTGCAATTAATAATGATTTCAGACAAGTAACATTAATCAAAAATCCAAAACTTATCAATGGAACAACGTTAGCAACAGCAGCGTCTAATCCAACACTAAGAGCTACTAAATTTTTAAGTCTAGCCGCAGGTCAAAATACAACTGGATTCTTAGTAGATGCAGTATTAACAGGTGGAACATCTGGTGCAAAAGCATTTATTACTGAAATTGATTCAACTAACAATAGATTATACTATCATCGTAACTCAAAAACTGGTTATATAGATTTCGCTAATAACGAAACAGTAACTGGTGTAGGTGGTGGTTCAGCTTCGCTTCATGCTTCAACTGCAGTTAATGCGGCAGAAGTTGCAAGAAATAGTGGACAAGTTTTATTCTTAGAAAATAGAGATCCTATTAACAGATCATCATCACAAATCGAAGACATTAAGATAATTATTGAATTCTAATATACTTTATAAATAGTATATAAGTAGGAAAAAAAAATATGACAATTAGTAAAGTTAAAATATATGGTTCAGAACCGTTTTATGATGATTATTTAGAATCGGACAATTACCACAGAGTATTGTTCAGACCAGGTTATGCTGTTCAAGCAAGAGAGTTAACTCAATTACAAACTGCACTGCAAGCACAGATCGATAGACACGGTCAATTTGCATTTAACGATGGTTCACCGGTAGTAGGTGGCAAGACCACACATAAACTTGATAACGATTACGTTAAAGTTGAGCAAGTCTTCACCACAGGTGGAACACAATATACTACATCAAACTATTTGGCCAACGTGGTTGGTACTACTGTAACAGGTGCAACAAGTGGAGTTATTGCAAAAGTAAACCAAGTTGTTTCTGCAACTGGTAGTGATTCGAATACACTATATGTGAAGTATACTAGTTCAGGTACAGGAAATACTACTAAAGTATTTGCTGCTGGAGAAATTCTTCAAAGTTCACACGCTACAGCATCTAAGTTGATGGTTGCAGGTGGAACTGACGTTGATGGAACTGGAACAGATTCAGCATATTCCAGTCAAACCGGTTATGGTTCTACTGCAAATATTGAAGAAGGTGTTTACTTTATTTCAGGTTGTTTTACATACGTCCCTGCTCAATCATTAATTTTAGACAAATATACAAATACGCCTTCATACCTCATTGGTTTAAACATAACTGAAAATGTTATTTCAACTACAGAAGATGCTGACTTAGGAGATAACGCAACAGGTACTACAAACTATGCAGCTCCTGGCGCAAACAGATATCAGATCGTTAGTACTCTTATTAAAGAATCTATCGCTTCACCAAATACAACATATTCAAACTATATCATACTTATGAAAATAGAGAATGGATTAGTAAGTTCAGTAACTTCCGATCCAACTGGTGCTGCTTTGACAGATCGCTTTGCTATTAGAACACACGAAGAATCTGGAAATTATTCAGTTAAACCTTTCGTCATCGATGTTAAAGAACATTTAAATAGTGGTAGTAATAACGGATATCTTACAGCAGCTAACGGTGGTGTAGCTACTAAGATAGCACTCGGCATTGAACCTTCAACATCGTATGTTCAAGGATATAGAGTTCATGCTGAAGATACACAATTTGTTTTCTCTGATAAGCCAAGAAGCTCAACAGATTTCGTAAAAGAAAATGCTAATATAACAACATTGCCTATCGGTAACTATGTTAAGTTAACTACTAGTACTATAACTGGTATGCCAGATATCAATAATTATACAACACTAAGTTTATTAAATTCTAGTAATGCCGCTATTGGTACTGCACGTGCAAGAGGCTTTGAGAATCAATCAGCCACTATTGCAAGACTTTTTCTTTTTGACATTACTATGTCAGGTTCAAATTCATTTACTGCTGTTGCTAAAGTTTCACAGACTGTAACAGGTCAAAACTTTGCAGGAACATTATCCACAGTTGGAACAAGATTCGAATCAGGTAATAATGGATTAGTGTTTAAACTTCCATATGATGCGGTTAAAACATTGTATGATGGGTCGGGTGTTGATACACTTTATACTGTAAGAGAGAAATTTACAGTTACGGCTAATGCTACTCCAACAATTTCTATTAACATTACTCAAGGAGTATTAGCTAATACATCAAACGTATTAATGTCAATAGCAGGAAATGCACCAATTGCTGTACCAGCTGGTAATATTACAGGTAACGGTACAAACAGTGTTACTATTGCCAATACTACATCAATGACTGGTTTTGCAAATGGCGCATCGTGTCAAGTTATTCTTCCAGTATATAAAGCTAACATTACACAAATTCAAAAAACAAAATCAAGTCAAGTTACAAAAACGATAACTGCTAACGGGTCTACTTCATACGGATTAGCCGCAGTTGACATTATTAATCTGGTTGAAATTAAAGATGCATCAGGAATTGATGTCACATCTAAATTTACACTTGATAATGGTCAACGTGATAACTTCTATACCGAAGGTAAGATTAATTTAATAGGCGGAAACACAGTTCCTAATGGAAACTTAATTGTCAAATTCTTTCATTTTACTCATGGATCTGGAGATTATTTCTCAGTAGATTCATATCCGACATACGAAGAAATCGGATCGTTTGACTCTCCTCAAGGTACACTACAACTTAGAGATTGTTTAGATTTTAGGCCAATTAAATCCCATACTAGTGCAACAACTGGTCAAGAATTTAGTACAGGTACTGGAAGAATATTAACACAAACTCCTCAACCTGGTGGAATTGTTACAGCAGATATTACTCATTGGTTGGGTCGTATTGATAAAGTCTTTATTAGTAAAGAAGGCAAATTCGATGTTGTCAAAGGCGTAACAGATAAAAGACCAACACCTCCTAATGATCCTGCAGATTCTATGGTAATCTATAATTTAGAATTACAACCATATGTATTCTCAACAGACGATGTATTAGTTGTTCCAGTAGATAACAAACGTTATACTATGAGAGATATTGGCAAGTTAGATAGAAGAATTAAAACTCTAGAATACTATACTTCGCTTTCTCTATTAGAAAAAGAAGCAGCAGATACACAGATATTTGATAGTAATAATAATTCAAGATTTAAAAATGGTTTTGTAGTTGATGGATTCTATGGTAGTAACGTAGTTAATTCTGCTCATAAAGATCATGGTATTTCTATTGATAAAGACCGTGGCATATTAAGACCAATGTGTGATACAAGAAATGTAAATTTAATTAGAAAGTCCGGAGATTCTGGTGCTGTTAAAAGTGGTTCTAATGTAACGAAATCGTTTACTCATGCTGAATGGATAAAACAACCATATGGAACATATGCAGAATATGTAAATCCATATAATGTATTCTCATGGGGAGGAACACTTAAACTTTCTCCTGAATCAGATGAATGGAAAGAAACAGATGTAAGACCTGATGTCATTGTAGATGATGAAGGAATCTATGACCAATTCGTGGCCATGGCAGAAGAATCAGGAATCTTAGGTACTGTTTGGAACGAATGGGAAACCAATTGGTTCGGAGTACAATCAAATACAACAGGTGCAGGTGGAAGAGGTTGGGCAGAAGATTTCGAAAATCGCAGAGGCGATGGTAGAAGAAGAGGACAAAGAGTTGTCAATACTGTCATTACAACCGATACTACAACATCATCTCAAACAAGATCTGGTTTAACAACATCAGTTGTGCCAGAATTGCAAACAACCGATTTAGGTTCTAAAGTTGTCGAAATCAACTTTGTACCATTTATGAGATCTAGAAAAATATTCTTTAAATCACAAATGCTGAAGCCATCAACTCGTGTTTATCCTTTCTTTAACGGTGCAGATGTATCTGCATTTTGTACAGAAAGTGGTGGATACGCAGAATTCTCAGATCAAGGTTCAGTACTTACTTTCGAAAATAAAACAGCTCATCCATCCGGTGCAGGAAATCTAATTACAGATACTGCAGGTGCGGTATCAGGGTCATTTGTAATTCCAAGAAATAGCGCGCTTAAATTTAAAACTGGAACAAGAACATTCAGATTATCAGATTCAAGTACTAATGATAAAAATGCGGAAACAACATTTGCTGAAGCACAGTATCATGCATCTGGTTTAATAGAATCTGTAGAGAAAACAATTATTTCTACTAAAGTTCCTCAAGTCGTAACTTCAGAAATGAATGATTCGAGAACACAAACAGAAATCAGAACACGTAGAGACAGAGTAGAATGGATCGATCCAGTTGCACAAACATTCTTAGTTGATCAACAAGGCGGATTGTTTGTATCTAAGATAGATCTCTTCGTTGTATCTAAAGACGCAACGTTACCATTGAGAGTCTCAATACGTTCAGTAGAAAATGGAATTCCAACTCAAAGAATTGTTCCTGGAACAGATCAAGTTGTCAATCCAGGAAATATTAATATTTCAGCAACAGGTGCAACAGCAACAACAATTACTTTTGATCAACCAGTTTATTTAGTTGGTGGACAATCTTATGCGATTGTATTGATATCAATGTCAGATGAATATAAAATCGCCGTAGCAGAAACCGGTGGATTTGATTTGATCAATACCGCAAACAGAGTAACTAAGCAACCGTATAACGGTGTATTCTTTACTTCGGCTAATGCCGAAACTTGGACTCCAGAGCAAACTAAAGATCTTAAGTTTACATTACACAGAGCCGTATTTGCAACTGCAGATCAAACATTAGTATTAGTTAATGACGTTCTACCGCCTAAAACTTTAACAACAAATCCAATATCATATGTATCAACAGCTGGTGGTAATTCAGTTGTTCGAATAAAACATAAAAATCATGGAATGTATCAAACAAGTAAAGTTACTTTTGCAGGTGCAGTAGCTGGTAATAACCTCACAGCAGCAAACATTAATGGCGATCATGCTATATCTAACATAGAACATGATTCATATACAGTTAGTATTACTGGTTCATCTACTACTCAAGGAATTGAGGGTGGTGGAACAGCTCTGACTGCTACTGAAAACAGAATGTATACTAATCTATATCCAAAAATACAAGATTTAATATTACCTGGAACTTCAATATCATATTCACTAAATGCATTCTCAGGAAAATCAGTTGATTCTGGTTCTGAACAAATGTACTCGAGTACAGGTTTAACGAACATATCGATATTAGCTAATAATACAACAGAGTTTACTTCTCCTCTTGTAATTGCATCTCAGATTAATGAAACTAATTATACTTCAGGTGCAAAATCATTCCAATTAACTGCTACATTAAAAAATGATAATAACTATGTAAGTCCAGTTATTGATATGAATACAACATCACTTACATTAATTCAAAACAGAGTTAACGATGCATCTATTACAGGAAATTATGCATCACATGTTCCAGAAGAAACTGCACAAGGTACATCAAACGTAGCCAAATATATTACAAAGAAAATAGAATTAGCTGATGAAGCAGATGTAATAAATGTATATCTAAATGCTAATAGGCCTTCATCAAGTAATATAGATTTATATTACAAAGCAGTTCCAGCCGGTTCTGATTTAGATTTCGATTTACAACCTTGGATTAGAGATACACATACAACTGTAACAATAACAAATCCGGTACCAGTAAATGATGGTGGACAATATAGCGAAGTCTCATATTCTATAGATCCTGCGATTGGAAAATTCGGAGCATTTGCATTTAAGATTGTATTAAGAACAAGCTCAGCAGCAAACGTTCCAACATGTAAAGATTTTAGAGCGATAGCTTCTACATAGGAAATATTATGACTAAAAACGAGAAGGCAATAGTAGAAGAATCTCCTAATTTAATTAGAGATCTATCGACCAATGCTATTATAAATACAGATAAGAGTGCATTCGAACAGCGTTTAAATCAGATTGATAGAACAATTGTTCAAGCGGATATAGATGCAAAGCAAAGGGAAGACATAAATAGTCTTAAAAAAGATATGGCAGAAATCAAAAAACTGTTAAAAAGTATGGCAAATAAATAATGACAATTTTAAAAGAAACAAGAACAGCAACTACTAATACTTTAGAGGAGTGGCGTACAAATTCAAATGAGATCTCCCTTCATCTTGGAGATACAGATGCATTGCATGTTAAGCTCGCTGATAAAGTATATTCAACTACTGCTACAGCAAATCAGGCTAGTTTTTCAGGTACTCGATTTGAGTTATCACCTGAAAACACTTTAGATAATACTGCTGGTTGGATTATATTAAAAAACAATCCAACAATGACCGGATTTGTACTTGATACTACAATATTTCAGGGTTCAAATTTAGCTTCAGCTGACTTTAAAGGTACAATTGAAGGAGTAATTGGTAGTACTAAAATATTACTTAAAAATGTTACCGGTACATATAGCGCAGCAGCTATTCTTAAGAACGGTACACAGACAATCACAGCAGCTAATCAATCAAGATTAGTTACTGAATCATATCCAATTGGTGTTATAAGAGTTTATAACGGTGCAACGGAAATGCCTCAAACATTAGTAAGAGGTGGTTTTAATGTTGTTAATCATCAATACACAATCAATCTCACTGGATCCCCAACGATTCCTGCAAGTTATACTGAAGGAGCTACATTATTTCAGGGTTCAAATGATACATTAGCAAATGCTACTTGGTCAGGAACTCTATATGATATTACACAAACAACTGCTAGACTTAAAACAAACACTGGAACATTCTCAGCAACGACTCTACTTAGAGTCAATGGAAATACTGGTGCAGGACATCAGATTGCAGTAAACAAAATTACAAGCGGTGCAGCTGTAGATTATTCATTTGGTTCTCTTATAGAATTTCATACACCAGCTGCGGTCAATGCGGCTATTAAAATTAAAGCTCCAGATTTAGTTGCAGCTATTAACGAATTACAAGGTGATATCGGTACAGTAGAAAGTTTAACAACTTCTGCAACTGATTTACAAAGTGCAGTTAATGAACATGATGCTGAGCTTGGTACTATCACTGCTGGAGCACTGGGAACAAGTGCTTCTACGGTTAGTACAGCAATCGCAGAACATGAAACTCAAATCGGAAATACTGCATACGGAACTAATGCAACTACTATAACAGCCGCGATAAAAGAACATGGCGATGAGTTAGGAACAATCACTGCTGCAGCAATGGGTACTACAGCTTCAACTGTCGGTACTGCAATAGCAGAACACGAAACACAAATTGGAAATGTTAGTTATACAACAACTGCTCAAACTTTAACAGGTGCACTAGCAGAATTAGAGACTGCGTCGAGAGCAGCAAATAGTAATTACACCCTCACAACAACTGCTCCAGATTTTAGAACAGCTATTAACGAATTAGATGCTGAGCTTGGTACTATCACAGCAGCTGCAATGGGTACGACGGCTTCAACTGTAGGTTCTGCTATAGCAGAACATCAAGCAGATCTTGGTACAGTTGCATCTTTAACTACTTCAGCAACAAGTGTAGTAACCGCGATTAACGAATTAGATTTAAAACAGGGTGCAGCTAATTTAGCAACATCCGCAAATACACTTTCTGGAGCGATCAATGAATTGCATACTGAGAGTGATGCAAGTGTAAGATTAACTTCTGGTAGCACACAAGCATTAAACTTTAATATGACGTATGGAAGTAATGGCAAATCAATGACATTTGCTTCTGGTACAACATTAGATCTTTCTAATGGTACTCTATTATTGTCAGCAGCAGGAAATGTTGCAAACTTTGGTTCAGCATTCTTAAACTTAAATGCTACTGCTTCAAGCGGTTCAAATGTTAATCAACAAGGTTTACAGGTTGATAGAACAAGTATTTCAGGTGGAGCTGCAACTCACGATGTAAGATTACAATGGAACGAAACAAGAGTCTCTGCAGATCCGGAAGAAGCGTGGGAATTAATCGGAATGACTACTTCTGGTGCCGCAAACACTACTTCAGTATTAACAAGATATAACGCATTTAATCTGTTTGCAAATAATGCAGAAAGCGGAATAAACGCAACTTGGGATTCTACTAATCAAAACGTTGATTTTAATGTAGATGACTTTACTGTCACATTAGGTACAGGTCCAATTTCTGGTAATGTAACAATTACAGATTTGGCCAATGCAACTTTCAACACAACATTAGATAATAATTCAGTAGCTTTAGGAACACACACAACTGGCAATTATATGTCAGGTATTTCAGGTACAGCAAACGAAATTACAGTAACACATACCGCGGGTGAAGGTTCATCTGCAGTAATTGCATTACCTGATGACGTAACAATAGGAAACAATTTAGTTGTTACTGATTACTTAAGAACTGCAGCTCTAAGAGTTGGCACCACCGGAGCAGATCCTGGTGACAATGCTTTAGCAGTTAATGGTAATGCTGCAATTGCAGGTAATACAGTAATCACTGGTAACCTAACAGTTAACGGAACACAAACAACATTAAGCACTGCAACATTAGAGGTTGAAGATACTTTAGTCCTCGTTGGTAGTGATTTAGGAAATACAAATGAGCCATCAACTGGTGGATTTGGATTAGAAACAAGAAAATTCAGTGCATTAGGCGGAACAACAATTAATTCCAGAACATGGGAGTCAGATGGTACTCATCCAAATGCTGCGTCTAATGTAGATGGTTCACATTCAATTGTATATAACTTTACAACAGATAGATGGGAAGCAGATGGTTCATTAATTCTATCGTCCGCAACATTAGGTTCTCCTAAAATTGAAGGACAAGTATTTGAAGCCAATGACAATTTACTATTCGCCGCTGGTTCAGGTTTAACCGAAGCAGTTACAGTATCAGGTATTAATACAACAGTTACATATGTAAATGCCGACAAAGGTTCATCACAAAATATATTTAAAAACTTTACAGCAGATTCTGGTGGAACAGCAGCAGCTAACACTAATGACGATACAATTGATATTGCTGGTGGTACTTCTATATCCACCATAAGAAGCGGAGATACAATTACAGTAAATCATGATGATACATCCTCGCAAGCTTCAGTTGATAATGCTAATGGAAATGTAATACAAGATGTTACATTAGATACACACGGACATGTCACTGGATTAACCTCACTTGATCTTGATGGAAGATACTATAGAGAAAACGAATTTACTTCAGCTAATACAGTTTCAAAACCAGTTATAAGAGACAGTTCGGGAGACTTTAGTGCTCGCATAATTAGTGCAACTACATTCAGTGGAACTGCAACGAATGCTTCGTTATTAGATAACATTGATTCAACAGCCTTCTTAAGAAGCGACACTGCAGACACATTAGGTGCTGTAATGACAATTGGTTCTGGTGGAAAAATCTTGATGGGTGAATCAGTTTCTCTCGTCGCATCTAACTATGGCCATGGTGTTTTCGGATTATATAGTGCAACTAAGTATCAACACGTTTGGAGTATGGGTGCTGCATATAAAATTGATGCCTCAGGTAGTAATTTAGGTAATTTATATGGATTAGCTTGGACACATTCAAATGTTGGAGTCAATTACGCTGGTGGACACCAGATGTTACTAACCCAAAATGGTACTCCAACTGCAGCATTAGGTACAAACATATGGACATCTGGTACCGTTACAGCAAGTGGTGGTAATTCAAGTAATTGGAATTCAGCATATGCCTCTACAAACGCAGCAGTCTCAACTAATACTGCAAGTAGATTAGTTATACGAGATAGTTCAGGTAACTTCTCAGCTGGTACAATTACAGCATCATTAACTGGAACTGCATCTAATATTTCAAGTCAAGCTAACTCTGCTACAATAACGGCCGCAACTGGAAACACTGCAAATACTATTGTGCAAAGAGATGGTTCAGGTAACTTCACAGCTGGTACAATTACTGCTGCATTAACTGGTAATGCATCAACTGCATCTAGTGCAACTAGTGCAACATACGCAACTAAGGTAACATTTAATACTCAAGGTGACACAAACACTACATTAAAAGTTCTTTTAGGTGATACCTCAAATGTTGCTGTTACACAAGGTACAGTTTATAAAGATAACTCTCTTAGTTATAATGTCGGGTCAAATACTTTATTTGCTGCTGTATTCAGTGGTGCACTGTCTGGTAATGCGACATCTGCAACAACTTCTGGATCATGTAGTGGTAATGCTGCAACTATTTCAAGTCAAGCTAACTCGGCTACAACAACACATACTTCAGGCAATACTGCAAATCAGATTGTTTCAAGAGACGGTTCAGGTAACTTTACAGCTGGTACAATTACTGCTGCATTAACGGGAGCTGCTACTTCTGCAGGAACAGCAGGTTCAATCACAAGTCAGGCTAACTCAGCTACAATTACTGCATCAACAGCAGGCACAGCAAATCAGATCGTATTAAGAGACGGTTCAGGTAATGCAAACGCGGTCGACTTTATAGCATCATCAGATAACAGATTAAAATCCCGACAAGGAAATATTGAAGATGCACTAAATAAAGTCGAACAGCTTAATGGTTTCGTATACAAATGGAATGATGAAGCAGTAGAAAATAAAAAAGCAACTGAAACAACAGATGAACATATCGGTGTCAGTGCACAAGAGGTTAATGAAATTCTTCCTCAGGCAGTCAACGAAGGAGAAGATGGTTATCTAGGCGTTAAATACGATAAGCTAACAGCTCTTCTAATTGAAGCCGTAAAAGAATTAAGTAATGAAAATAAATTATTAAGGTCTGATATTGAAGATCTTAAAAGTATAAATAGTTAAGGTAAAGGGATTAAATGGCAATAGTATCAAATTTAACAGTTGATCAAGGAAGTACTTTCAACGTAGAAGTTGAAGTAACAGACGTTGATGGTAACGTACTTGTATTAACCGGTTACTCGGTAGCAGGTCAAATGAGGAAGAATTATGACTCATCGACTAATACTGCGTTTACTGGACAAGTATCGAATGCGAACTTGGGCCTAATAACTATTTCTTTAACGGCAACTCAGACTAATGCATTAGTCGCTGGTAGGTACGTCTATGACGTAGAAATTACGAGCAACGCTGGTGTAGTAACTAGAGTACTAGAAGGACAATTAGAAGTAACTCCTGGTGTAACCAGGTAGAATAGGTAAATTATGACTACAAAAGTAAAAGCGAAAGTTTCAAATCCTCAAAAAATTGTTGCTCAAAGCGTTTCAGTAGGTAACTTCAATATTGGAATAGGGGAATTAAGTAATGTAAATACTGCGGGCCAGACAGATGGCGCAATGATGATATTTAATGCATCAAGTGGTAATTACGAAATGAAAGCAGTAATTGAGAACGATAATCTCAAAATAAACTCGGGAACATACTAAAATGGCAGAATTAACAAGAATTAAGATATTAAATACGGGAGCAACAACAACTGCACCGGCTAATATCTACACAGGTGAGCTAGCGTATTCTTACGTAGGTGGAACTCAAGCAAACAATGGCGATAGATTATATATCGGTACAGGTACCGAAAATCCTTACGCTCCATCCGTAGACGTAATTGGTGGTAAATATTTTACCGGAATGTTGGATCATGTACATGGTACAGCAACAGCTGCTAGCGCAGTAATATTAGACGCTAACAAACATATATCAGATATAGCAATTGGTAGTTTACAACTTGGATCATCAGGTGGTTCAGGCCAAGCATTAACATCTGTATCAACAAGCACAACTTTATCAGGAGCGGCTAATTCCCAAATACCTACTGCCTTAGCTGTTAAAACATATGTTGATACTCAAGTTACAGCTCAAGACGTTGATATTCAAACCGATAGCGGTACAATTGCAATCGATTTAGATTCCGAAACGTTAACAATTTCAGGTGATACAGGTATTACAACTTCTGGTTCAGGTAATCAGATTGAAATCGATTTAGATAATACTTCAGTTACAGCTGGATCATACGGATCTACAACAGCTATTCCAACATTTACAGTTGACGGCCAAGGTCGATTAACTGCAGCTGCAGTAGTCACAGTTGCCACAGCATTAACAGTTGATGGCGATTCTGGCACAGGCGATGTATCATTATTAACAGATGATCTAAGAATCGTTGGTACAGCTAATGAAGTTACAACGGTTTCTTCTAAATCCGGTACTGACGTAACATTACAAGTTGGTTTACCAAATGATGTCACAATTGGTTCAGACTTAGTAGTCACAGACAATTTAACAGTTAACGGTAATACTATATTAGGTAATCACACTTCAGATACAGTTAACACCAGTGGTAATTTAATAGTAGGTGGAAATCTAACAGTAACAGGAACACAAACATCCGTTAATTCAACTGTCGTAACAGTTAATGATACGATGATGGCATTGGCTAATAATACTTCATCTGCAGATTCATTAGATAGAGGTATTAGTTTTAAATGGCATAATGGATCAGCTGTTAAAACTGGTTTCTTTGGTCTTGATATTCAAACACAAAGATTCTCATTTACAAAAGATGAAGATCTTTCAGGTGGAGACAACGCGTCAGCACCATGGTCAGATGCACAATTTGGTGACTTATACGTTACTGGTGCAACTGTTGGAAATATTAAAGTTGGTGTAACTAGCGATAATGAAATTGATACATCCTCAGGCAATTTAACTATTGATTCTGCAGGTGGTACAGTTATCGTTGATGATATACTACAAGTTAGTGGAGCAGCAAGTGCCGCATCATTAACACTAACAACTGATTTAGCAGTAGCACATGGTGGTACTGGATTAAGCTCATTTACTGGTAAAGGTGTATTTGCATCTAATGCTGGTGGTACAGCAATTAGCTTTATAACAAGCTCAGCACAAGGAGCAATATTACAATACAATGCTTCTGGCGTACCAATTGCTTCTGTTATCGTAGATGGCGGAACATACTAAACATAAATAGTATTATAGCACATATATATGTGTTTGTAAAATTTTATAAACTTCCTTATATAAGGGATTGAACATAGGAGCCAAAATTGGCACGATTATCGAATATTAAAATAAGGCGATCTGCTTCCGCAGGGGCCATTCCAACTACTAGTAATCTAGATTTAGGTGAGTTAGCGCTTAACACTAACGACGGAAAACTGTATATGAAAACTACCGTTGGTAGTTTAAGCACGGTAGTTCCTGTAGGTTCAAGCACAGATTCTTTTCATAAAATCAGAAAGAGTGATACAATAACTCTGACTGTTACGGTTGCAAGTAAAACCACAGATCACGTATGGCACGGATCTGGATCAAGTTCTGGATATCTAATTAATGGTATCGAAGCACCACATTTTCATTTAGTACCTGGAAATACATACAAATTCGATCAATCAAATAGTACTAACTCTGGACATCCACTTAGATTTTATTACGAAGCAGATAAAACAACTGCTTATACTTCGGGTGTAACAACGGCCGGATCACCTGGTTCTTCAGGTGCACATACAACTATCATAGCTACTGATACAACTCCAATGACGTTGCACTATCAGTGCTCAGCTCATGGTTATATGGGCGGAAGAGTTGGGTTTGGAACAAGAAATTTAACAGGATTTGATACTGCTGATTTAACAGAAGGCACAAATCAATACTTCACTACTGCAAGAGCAAGAGCTTCAATTTCGGCTGGTGGTAATTTAAGTTATAATAGTTCAACAGGAGTTATGTCTTATACTACTCCTACAATGTATGCTGATTCGAATGCTCGAGGAGCTATATCAGTAACAGATGCTGGTGGAGATGGTTCACTTTCTTACAATAATTCAACAGGTGTAATTACATATACTGGTCCTTCAGCTTCTCAAGTAAGAAGTCATATAAGTGCTGGAACAGGTGTAACAATCACAAATGGTTCTATAGCAATAGGACAAGCAGTTGCAACTTCAAGTAATGTAACGTTTGCAGATTTAGCAGCGACAGGTAACGTAATTGTTACCGGCAACTTAACAGTCAATGGAACACAAACAACTTTAAATACTGCAACCTTAAGTGTTGAAGATCTAAACATAACAGTTGGTAAAGCAGCAGCAACAAGCGCAGCTACTAATGGTGCAGGTTTAACATTCGGTGCTTGGTCTTCAGGTACTATACCTACATTCATATGGGATCACGCTAATCAAAGATTCGCATCTAATTATCCTATCGCAGCCAACTTAGTTGGTAATGTTAGTGGTTCAGCAGCAACTTTATTAACTTCAAGAAATATATCAGGTGTTGCTTTTAATGGTTCAGCAGATATTACTCTTAACACTTCTGGAATAACAGAAAATACTAATCTATATTATACTAACGCCAGAGCAGATGCTAGAATAGGCGCAGCAGATATAGGTGATTTAAGTAATGTTTCATCTACTGGAGCAAGCTCCGGTCAAGTATTAAAATGGAGTGGAAGTGAATGGGCACCGGCAGCAGATAACGCAGGTGGTGGTTCAACAAACGGTTTCCAAACAGTTGCTATATCAGGACAATCAAGTGTCGTAGCAGATTCAACCACAGATACTTTAAACCTAGTAGGTGGAACGGGTATTACCCTTACAACCGCCGCTGGTACAGATACAATTACAATAACAGGAACTTCTGCAGGTGCTAATGCATTTGGTAATGTAGCAGTCTCAGGTCAAACAACAGTTGCAGCAGATTCTACTAATGATACATTAACTTTAGTAGCTGGTTCTAATATGACACTTACTACCAACGCTGGTGGTGATACAGTTACATTTGCTTCTTCAGGTAGTGGTGGTGGAGCATCAGCTTCAGATATATTAAAAAGATTTGTTTATACTACATCATCAAGCGTAACAGCATTTACTGGAAACGACGATAATTCCGTTTCATTAAGCTATACTACTGGCGCAGTTCAAGTATACCTAAATGGTGTATTACAAAAGCTAACAACAGATTATGCCGAAACTAACTCAACAACTATCACGTTTGCTAATGCTATAGCATCAGGTAACGTAGTAGAAATAGTAGCTTATTACAGGACTATTGGAACAGGCAATTCGGTCGTAAACCAATTTACAGGTAATGGATCAACAACAGGATTCACAGTTACAACCGCACCGGTTTCAGAAAACAATTTACTAGTTTACATCGACGGTGTATATCAACAGAAGACAGATTATACTGTTTCAGGTACTACATTAACAATGGACACTGCTCCAGGTAATGGAGCTAAAATAGAAACAATATGTAGTGTCGGTGCAATAACAGAAGCTGCTAATTTAACATTAACAGGTGAATTAGATGCAGCAACATTAGATATATCTGGTAACTCAGATCTAGATGGTGATCTATTAGTTGGTGGAAACTTATCATTAGATGGTAACAATAAAGAATTAAGATTTTATGAAGGATCTAACTATGTTGGATTCGAAGCTCCTGCATTAAGTGCTGACCAAATATGGGCATTACCTGCAGCAGATGGAACAGCAGGATTCGCACTTAAAACAGATGGTTCAGGAACGTTAAGTTGGGGACTTGCTGGTGGAAATGCATTCGAAACAATTTCAGTATCAGGTCAAAGTAACGTTGTCGCTGACAGTTCGTCTGATACATTAACATTAGTTGGTGGAACTGGTCTTGCTATTACAACAGCAGCTGGTTCAGACACAATTACATTTACAAATACCGCAGTTGGTGCCAATGCATTTGGAACAATCGCAGTTAGTGGACAATCAAACGTTGTTGCAGATTCAACAGCAGATACATTAACATTAGTCGGCGGTGCAGGTATACAAATAACAACTGCAGCAGGTTCAGACACAGTTACAATAGCTGGTGGATCTGGTTCAGTCTTTACAACAGATTTATTTACAGCTTCTGGTTCACAGAATGCTTATACGCTATCAGTTGCTCCTACCTCAGAAAATGAGATAATGGCTTTCGTAGAAGGTGTATATCAGAACAAGAATTCATACGCAATAAGTGGTACAACATTAACATTCGATGCTGGTATTGTATCAGGTCAAGAAGTAGTAGTACATCATGTTGGTGCAGGTGTAGTTGGAGTTACTCCAACAATTAATACATTCACTGGTAATGGCACAGCACATTCTTATACATTAGGAGTTACACCACCTAATGAAAATTACTTACAAGTATTCTGGGACGGTGTATATCAGAATCATGATCAATACACAGTTAGTGGAACAACCTTAGCCTTTGGTTCAGGTAATGTTCCGGCTAATGGAACAGCAATTGAAGTTGTAATTCCTACAATAAACGGAATAGGAACACCAAGTGATGCAACAGTAACACCTGCTAAATTAAGTACAGGTGCTCCATCATGGGACAGTAATTCAAACTTTATCGTTGGTAATTCTTATGTAAGATCTGATAGTACTTCTATTAGTTCAACCAGCGCGTCTACAGTGGCTACACACGCAGTTGCTACATATAGAACAGTTAAATATCAAGTACAAATAACACAGGGTTCAGCATATCATTCAACAGAATTAAATGCAATACATGATGGATCAACAGTATACTTAACAGAATATGGAACAATCTTTAGTGGTTCTTCTTTGGCAACATTCGATGCAACTATAACGAGTGGCAATATGTTATTAAAAGTAACCATGGCAAGCAACAGTAGTTCAACAATTAAAGTAATATCAAGTGCGATAAGCGTATAAATAGAATAAACACAATAAACGTTGGAGAGTGATAACGTAATATGGCAACAAATAAAAATTTCGAAGTAAAGAA